TATCATATGTTCACAGAAGTAATGTTGTAAGAAGAAACTTTAGATTGTGTATGCAAAAATATCTAGAAGATTACATTTTATTACATGAACTTATACCAGATAGACAAAGTAATCTACCAATATAAAAACGAATTCCTTACGGGTGTAAGGATGTAACAAAACAAGGAGGCAATTATGCCAGACAATAAGAAACGTATGACTCCCATCCGTGTACCAGATATGGAATGGATGAAAGAGGATATACACAATAAGTTTATTAAGCATAGGCGTGCTTATGAAACTGAAAGAGACTCTCTTATCAATGAGAATCTTGACTTAGCTATACCTAAATACATTAAGGTAATAGGTTGTGAAAATCTTTTAGCTAAATTCAAGAAAGCTCATGAAGCAAGAAGAGAGTTTCAATTAACCATGAAAACTAAGCTTGATATCTTAGCAGCTGAAGAAGCTAAGCTTGCTGTTGAGCTTGAAGATAAAGTAAATGCTGTTATCAAAAATGAACCTAATAAGAAACATCGTAATCGTGAGGAGTTTAGAATGAGTCAGACTTATGGATCTGATGCAGATAGACTACCACAAATGCATAACTTTGATAGGTATGTTCAAGATAAATGCAGAGATGAGGCTGAGATTGCTTATGAGAAATCAGCTAAAGGCGCAGCCTTGAAACATCTTAACGATGCAGAGAATGCCTGTTATCAGGTACTGCATAGTGGATACGACATCACAGATGCTAGAAAATTTATTGATGATGTATTCAAACAAGTAGGAATTGACAGCCCACGTGTACCTGACATCAGTCAAGGTCTAGCTTGGGATGGCAATAAATAAATAACTAACTGGGTAGGTAGGTATTAACGAGAGCCGCAGCATCCTTAGTGATGTGGTATGTAGGGTTATCTGCCTACCCTTAACAGAGAGAGGTAAATATTATGGGATTTGATTTATATGGGATGAACCCATCACAACAAGAACATAAAAGACCAAGTATAGAATTACATGAGACAGACAAAGATGCCTGGTTCAAGCAATACGAAGCTTGGGAAGAACAAGATGGGACATACTTTAGGAATAATGTATGGTGGTGGCGTAGGCTAGCTAACTATGTATTAGATTCTTGTGATGACATGATTCCAGAAGATGACCATAGTGGTTGGCATGAGAACGGAGGACATGTGGTAAGCAGAGAGTTAGCTATTAAGATAGCGGATCGTATGCAGAAACACATAGACTCTGGCGATGCTAAACAATTAGAAGCTGACATCATGGACAAAGTAAAGAAAGCTGCAGAACATAATAAGTTTATTGATAAACAATTAGATGATCTATTAGATAAACATAATGTTCAAGCAGCCCGTGAGCTTAAGGCTGATGCAGAAGAAGAATGGGAAAAGATATATGCCAAGAAAAGTTGGGATGATTCTTACCCATTTCAAGTAGAAAATCTAGAGAGTTTTATTAAATTCTGTAGAGAATCTGGTGGATTTGAAATCTGTTAGATAGTATAATCATAGTATAGATGTAGTACATATGTGCTACATCTTGCTTAAACAAGGAGCAATCATGAAGAGAGAGAGAAAAGGTACGCCTACCCTATTAAGCGAGGCGATTCTCAGGCTAATGAAATCTGAAGATGCTGATTGGCAAAAGCCATGGCGTAATAAAAGATTCATTACTTGTCAAGGACACTACCTATCAGGTGGTAATCTGGTAACTCTAGCTAGTCTATCTACATTTGATAGAACAGTATGGGGAACCTATGATCAATGGAGTTGGCATGGATGTCAGGTAAAGAAAGGAGCTAAAGCAGTTAAGCTTACAGTATACAAAGGCAAAGATGAGGACGGTCGTCCTAAGTTTGGCAAGTATATAGCATTCAATATCGAGCAAGTCGATGGAGATGTTGGTAAGTTTAGTGGCTTTGACACAATAGATATCAATCAAGATACTAGATCAGATGAAGCTGATGCTCTCATTGATAAGCTAGGTTCAATAGTTAAGCCAAGTAATAAGGCTTGTTATATACCTAGTATAGATGAGATTAGAATGCCAGACTTTAAACAGTTTGATTCAGCAGCTGATTACTATGGTACTAGGACTCATGAAGAGGCACATCGTACCGGTCATGGATCTAGATTGGATCGCAATCTTAAGGGAAAGTTTGGAGATAAGAAGTATGCTATGGAAGAACTCATAGCTGAGCTTACCTCATGCTTTATGTGTGTACAATTGGGTGTGATATCAGCACCTAGAAAAGACCACGCTCAATATTTAAACAGCTGGATACAGCTACTCTCTGATGATAAGAGAGCGTTTAATATTGCAGTGGGTAAAGCACAACAAGCAACAAACTATATGTTAAACATAATGGGTCTTGAGATCCAGGAGGTGGCGTAATGTCAGACACAAGAGATAGATGGACAAAGGACATAGAGAAATTCTTAGTTGGTAAGAAGATAACTCATGTTCGTTATATGTCTAAGTCAGAGATGAAAGATACAGGATGGTACAAAAATTCTATCATGATATTTTTTGATGATGGCTCATGGATTAATCCAATGCAAGATGATGAGGGTAATGATGGTGGAGCTATAGCTACATCAAGTGAAACACTACCAATCATACCAGTCATAGGACAGGAGGATTAAATGGGTAAGCAAAAATATTTCAATATAGACATAGACAAATGCGAGCTTGTTGGCGGTGACGGTGTTGAGTACGAGCTATGGCAAGATAAATATGATGGTACTGTTTACAGAGTAGCTATAAATATACATAGGTGTAGCTACAAAGCAGAGATAGTACCATCTAAAATTAAACAAGAGGAGTTAATATAATGGGTAGAGTAAAAGAACATTACATGGAAACAACAAGTGATGAGAAACAACAGCATGATGCTGAAGTAGATATTATGATGGAGATGGCTGGCGCTGCCTCACACATGACAAACTTTACTAGATTTCATAGGGATAATCCTATGATATTCCATAGAGTAGTAGAGTTTGCTGACAAACAGCGAAAGCAACGTACTCATTATAGTATCGAAATCATATTGAATGTGATTAGATATCATACGGACTTGGATGGAAAGGGAGATCCATTCAAGATTAATAATAACTATAAACCATTCTATTCAAGAATGTATATGGAGTATCGTAAGTGTCCAGGCTTCTTTGAAACTAGAACGCCTAACTTAGCTGATGATGTAGATTATAGTTATCAAATACAAAAATATAAGGAGTGGCTTAATGAGCAAGAAACAAATAAGTGAGGATTGGATGCCATCAGAAAGTACCATACTTAAGATGATGGCAGACTATCCAGGAGTAGACATACAATATGAGAAAGAAAAGTTCGTTGACTATTACCTCAGCAATGGAGGTGTATCAGCAAATTGGGAAGCAGCTTTCCGAAACTGGATTAGGCGTGCCGATGAGTACGATAGATCAAGAGGAACAAAAGAATCAGGACACACTGAAACTAATTCCTCTAATGTTTCGAATAGAAGGAAGCGTATTCTTAGAGTTGCGAAGTCAAGAGATTCAAAAGTGGATGGGAGTATCAAACGACTTCCCACTAGAGAAAGGGATTGATGGCGTAGCTGTTGATATGTGTCAGAAGTATGTGGTCCAGATGGAACCATGCAAGAGAGAGGATATAGCATTAGCCCTTGAGACTATTGCATCTACCTTTCAATGCAAGGTTCCAGATGACTTCGGATTGACACAGTACTTCAATCTATTAGAAGAGTATCCTAGGTTTTGTATAGAACAAGCAACACATCAGTTGCTCTCTACCTATACTTACCCTAGGTTACCATTACCTAAAGACTTTATTGATATATGTCAGCCGATGTATATCGAACATAAAGAATGGTTGATTAAAACATCTAGATATTTCTATCAATTAGAAGTATTCAAGAAAATGGGAGGTAAAGTAAAGAACAAATACCTACCAGATGTAGAAGAAACATAGTATAATAATATAAAACAAGGAGACAAATATGAATAGAAACATAGACGATACAGGTAACTATACTCTTGGTGGATCAGATGCCAATAGGTTAATGAGAGGAGAATGGTTAGACTTGTATAAAGAAATCAAAGAAAAGAAAGAGAGAGATGACTTATCAAAAGTACTACAAGTACAAATAGGTATAGCTACTGAAGCAGTTAATCTTAATTTCTTACAGTATGATTTAGAACAGCGCATCATAAGGAACATAGATGTTGAGACTATAGAAGATAAACCATGGATGAGATCCTCATTGGATGGGATGACGGATGAAACCAGATTACCATGTGAGGCTAAACATACATACCAAGACAATAGAATGGAGGTGTTAGCAGAAAACTACTACCCTCAATTACAACATTATATGATGCACTCTAATTCAGATAGCATTTACTTATCAGTTATATTTGGTAACAGGAGATTTGAATACACATCAATTGATGCTGATTATACTTATCAAAAGAAACTATTAGCAGTAGAAGAATGGTTTCTTACACATCTTAATGAGAACAAAGAACCTAAATCATTCAGTGACTTACCTAAGATTGATAAGAAAGATATCAAACTAGATGGTATGAAACAATACGATATGAAAGACCACATCAAATGGAAAGACTTTGCTAAACAATACAAAGAAGTTAAACCATATGTTGATGAGTTTGAGAATTGTAAGAAAGCAATCAAAGGTTTAATGCCAGATGATTGCTATCGAGCAAGTGGAAGCGGTGTCGTGGTGACTCGCAATAAGAAAAATATATTAACCATTAAGGAGGAACATAATGGAAAGTAACTACACTAATACTCTTATTAAGAAGTTTAAGGAAGAGTATAAACTAGAGTCCACAGACTTTTGGAACCTTGGTAGAGGTGGCAAGAATACGTGGATCGTTAAACACAATGCACTTGAGAAAGTAGCAGCACAAGACAAGATAACTTGGACACTTGAAGTACTTAACTTTAGTCCAGATATTGTAGTCAAATGTATAGCTACTAGTGGGGACAGAGTCGTTGAATCATTAGGAGAATCAACACCTAAGAATACAATGAATCAATTCCCATATGCAATGGCAGAGAAGAGAGCAGTCGATAGATGTATCTTGA